GGGCCATTTACTTTGTTATACCGTAAGCTGCCACCAGAAACAGTGCTACCCACGCTAGTACCGCCTGAATGTGTGTAAAAACCTCCATAAGAACCTACAGCATTAAACGTACTGTCAGGCGTCCCTGCTGGCCCTGTCGGACCAGTTGGCCCCGTTGGACCTGTAGGACCAGTTGGTCCCGGAGGACCAGCCGCACCAGCAGGACCGGTTGGGCCAGTCGAACCAGTTGGGCCTGTAGCACCTGCTGGGCCTTGTGACCCAGTTGGACCAGTTGGTCCTGTAGGGCCAGCTAATGCTCCATTTGTTATTGTGCCTTTTCTCCAAGCACCTGCAGACGCATCATATATAGGAATGATGTCACTTCCAACAAATGATGTAGTAGTGCTTAGACCAGTAAGGGCTGAAGCTACATTTGTTGAATCCGTCACATCAGCAGACGCTTCGATACCATTCAACTTAGTATGATCCGCATCAGTAAACACATTACTATCTGTTGCGCTTTCTACAAGTGCGCGAATTTCGGCTGCAGTTTGATCGGCTGTTGCACCGCTTTCAATACCGTCTAGCTTGGTCCCGTCAGCCGCTACATCACGTCCATCTACAGTACCGCTAACAGTAATATTACCTGTTGTAGCAATCCCCGTATTCGTAATTGTTCCTGCGCTAAAATTACCACTTGAATCCCGCGCCACGATGGTACTTGCAGTATTTGCATCTGTCGCGTTGGATGTTACGGTAAATGTTGCGCCTTCAGCCGAAGCAGAACCAGACAAACCGACGCCCGATACTGCGCCTGTAGCAACATAGTTACCAGTAGTCTTCGTCCCTAGTGCAATAGAATTATTTGCAATTGCAGTAGCCGTTACTGCATTCGCCGCAAGACCAGCAGATGTAATCTGTGGTCCTTCGCCGGTTGTACCGTCATGGCTGTGGCCTGTTGACGCATTAAATGCGGATTCAATAGCGTCAAACTCACCATCTAAGTCTGATGCGTTAATTACGTTACCGTCCGCGATATTGTTTCCGGTATCGTTTCTGGTGTATCCTGTACCCATTTGTTATCTCCTTCCATATAGTGCGTACTGGACAGTCGCAGCGTCTATGGTAAATGTCGAGTCGGTTGTTTGTCCTAGTGTTTCATATAGAAGTGAAACGGTAAAACCAGATCCCGTAACCGGAACCTGATAGATTGCTCTTTGCTTTTGTCCAAAGGTAGAAGTACCAAAAACACCTGAACCGTATGTTACAGTAGCACTGGATGTGCTGTTAAGTGAAATCGGAAGAGGTTGGACAGAACCTAGCTGATCAAAGTCATATTTTACAGACAACTGAATGTCAAATGCTCCATTAGCATCTATATATGTTGTAGCCTTATAGAGTGTCTTGCGAAGGTTCGGGTCTTGTAGTGGAACAAAGGGTGTAGCAAAAGTTGCCGTTATGTTTGTTCCATCAAAGGTGTTACCCTGCTCCATTTGATAGACGTAATCGTCATCTTCTCCAAAATAAACATATTCCACGCCGCCATCATATTCACTATAAGTAGAATATGCTTTTATTCCGCGAATATCAGACCAAGATATGCTCTGTTCTAGTTGTGTACCTACAAGTGCTTTTGAATCTCCACTAGACGTAGCACTTCTATATGCAAAAATTCTGTACTGACTTTTTTCTCTGATTACACAGCTAGAAAAGGATGCTCCGCTACTTATCAAATCTAAGGTTTCTGTTTGGATAGGTTTTGATATTACAGCTAAACTAAAATCGCCCACCCTGTCCGTTGCAGAAAACAGGCGCAATCCGTCTGGCCCTAGAAATATAATATCTCCACCAATTTCTTGTACAGTATCAGCCTCTACACATCCTAAGTCTTGAGATACAGGCTGAAGTGCAAAATCAGCTATGCTGTTTCCGACTACTCTGTGTATCTTACTTTGACTAAAAACGATAAGCTGTTCACGAAAAACAATAAGTCCAGTTATAGTGTCAGCTATGTTTATTATACCACCACCTGATGCACTTGTAAAGTCTTCATCATCATACGGGGCTGAAAAAAG